GGTTGTTCTCCGCCGGGCGGTTCAGCTGGGTGATCTTCTCGGAGCCGTCTGTGTAGGCGATCCCGTGGCCGCCCTTGCCGAGCTGGTCCTCGATGGACTGGATGCGATTCTCCGCCCGCTGGCGCATGGCCTCGGTCTTAACGACGTAAGGGAGCTGGATGATGATGTCCAACTTACCGGTGTACGTCTTCTCGTCGGCCAGGTCCAGCATGGAGAGCTTGCGGCTCAGTCGCTTGAGGGTCGAGTTCGGCTTGTTCATCACCTCATAAAGAGGATTCTCGATGATGGCGACGGTGCGCTTCGGCAGGATCACCCGCTCCTTGGTAGAGCGAGCCTGGTTGTAGACCTCAACCTCGACCTGCTCGGGGAACCACTGGGTGATCCGCCCAACTCGCAGTTGCTTGATGTCGAAGCTGTTGTTGGTCCTCGGGTCCAGGTCCGATTCGACCGGAACGATCGCGATGACACCCTCGTCGAACAGCGAGAGCACGGCGTCCTGGATGAAGGCTCGGCCGCTCTGGTCGATGTTGGGCTCCAGCATCAGGCAGTCGTTCAGGGCTGACCGCCGAACGCCAACAAACGTTCCATTTTGAGCTGTGTCGACATGTCGGATCGGCGTGGCGGACACGTCGATGGCGATCATGTTGAACAGCGACGAGATGATCGACTTGTCGGCCGTCCATCCAAGCGCGAGCCGGTCGGCCCGTACGCTATAGGAAGGACCGAGGTTCGATCGGTCGACGTCCCTGCCAGTGAAGGCGTTGTAGGCGTGCTGTAGTCTGTCTCGCAGTCCTATGTCCTTCACCTCCTAGTCGAACATGTCCTTGTTGAGTTTGTAGGCGACCCAGGCGTCCATCAGGGCGGCGACTGAGTCGATCTTGTTCTCCCGTCGGGCCTTCAGGAGCTTGCGGTTCCCGTTGGTGTCCTCCAGGGTGATGGCGTTCCCCATCGTGAAAGTCATCATGGACTGGTCGAAGAGGAGCTTGCGGTCCTCTGCCATGTCCTTGATTTCACCGAGGGGCACGGACTCAGTCCGGGCTCCCTGGATCACCTTCTCGATGCCGAACGGTCCGTTCTCGTTCTCCCAGCGAGTCACGAACTCCTTGGCGTTGTACGGGTCGAAGCCCAGGCAGCGCACGTCGTACTCGCAGTCAGCGATGAACGCCTCAAGATCCTCATAGACGTTCATCATGTCAAGAACCGTACCCTCGAGCACCATGAGCGAGCCCTCCTGCAGGAACTCCTCGTACTTCTGACGAGTAGCTCCCGGGAGACGTAGCATGGTGCGCTCGGAAATGTAGCAACGCGTCTTGACGCCAAACCTGCCCCGGCTGAGGGGGAACAAGAATGTGAAGGCGGTGAAGTCATCGCCTTGTGACAGGTCGACGCCGATGGAACAAGGCATCCCCCAGAAGTCCTGACGGTTGTGCCGCAGGGTCTCCTCGTAGGTGAAGAAGTATGTATACCCCTCCATGGGAATGCCGAACCTCTTGGCCAGGATGTCGTTCCTAGCCGCCGGCACGTGCTCCGCCCGTTCGACGTCTCGCTGATATGTCTCGTAGGAGACGGTGGCTCCAAGATTTGGCTGGGCCTTCAGCCATGTCGACGGATCCCCGACCTCCTTGAGGTCATCGAGCCTGTAGTAGAAGATGGATGTATGGGGATCCGAGTACTCCCCTCGAAGAATGTTGAGGAGCTCCATCTTCATGTTGTCGCCGGCCGAGTTCCTGACGGTACCCTCCGAGGACACAGCCAGAATAAGCCAGTCGTCGACTTTGGACGCCCCTTGCTCGATAGCGCCGACCACGTCTTCGCGAATATCGCCCGAGAGCCACTCGTCCACCGTGTTCATCTTGGTGCGGAGGCCCTGGAGCTTATCGATCGACATGGGTCGAACCTCGAGAAGGCTGTTGGTCATGAAGTTCTCGATCCCCTTCTTGGTGGGGACGAGCTTCTGCCTGAGCGCGCGGCTGCCGGTCGTATTCTGGAGAGACCCCTGCGTCATGAAATCGAACAGGGGTCCCTTGGCCCTTGTGATGGCGGTGCGGAAGGGCTGCATGACCTCCTCGGCCTGCTTCATCGTCGGCGCAGTCGTCACTTGGTGGGTGGTCGACGTGTCGATCGTGAGGAAGTAGGCTTGGAGGAGGGTTTCATACAGAGACTTCGCCCCGCCTCGAGCGACGATGATGTACTGCTTGTTGATGAGGCGTTGCTTCACCCGGCGCTTCTCGAAGTGGCCGCCAGCCGTCGTCTTGTTCGGGACGTAGACTGATCGCTCGGTGAAGATCCACCATCCGAAGATCTGTTCAGCCCAGAGCTTGAAGCTCGGTAGGAGTCGAAGATCGGATCCGTCGGTTAGAGTCATCTCCGCTTCCGCGAAGCGGATGAACCCCTCCACAGCGTCGCTATCGTAATAAAAACCGGGATTGCGAATCCGATCATCGATCCTGTTCATCTCCATCTCGATCTCCTTGCAGATTGGAATACGACCTGCGAGGACATCGTCTCTGAACTCGGCGTAATATCGCGGGGTAGCGGTATTAGAGAGCATGGTCAGCGACGGCGCTTCCTAGAGCGTCCGCCCTTCTTACCGCCACCATTGGCCTTTCGGTTAATAGCCGCGCCTGCTGCCGCTGTGGCCGCGTTGGCGCCGATTCCGACGCCTAGTCCGAGGGCGGCACGTTTGGCGAGCTTGTCAGCAGCAGCGCCCTTGGGCCTCACGACCTTGGTTCCGGTGGTAGCGAGCTTCCTGTAGCCGACGCCCTTACCGGGCTGAACAACATGAGTCGAAAGCGCCTTGCCGGGAGCCTTAGCGGCCTGTTTGCCGAACTTAGACTTAGCCGCCCCTGCCGCCTTACCAGCCGCAGCCTTGGCCGAACGGGCTGCCATGCCGGCCGAAGACTTCGCACCGCTGACGCCACCCCCAGCCGCCTTGCGTGCCTTATTACCAACCTTCCAAGCCTGGTTCTTGGCCTTGTAGCCGGCGCCTTTGACCGCGTTACCAGTCTTGAATGCGGCTGCATTGGCAGCGAGACGAGTAGCCTCAGCGTACTTACCCGCCTTGGTGGTCTTCAGCTTCTCAGCTGCGCCCTTGGCGTTGGCAGACTGAGCCTTAGCGAACCGCGTGGCCTGGGCCTTCTTGACTCGAGCCTGTGCGCCGAGATTACGCCCCTTGCCCTTAGCAAAGTCCCTAGCAGAGGCTCCGTGCTTCTTGGCCAGAGCAGCAATCTTCTTACCCTTGCCCGACTTGTGCAGGTAGTACCCGGCGCCAGCGGCAGCAGCCGTGCCGAGGACACCGGCAATGGCAGCCTTCTGCTTGCGGGAGAGCCCCTTGCGCTTCTTGGTTGATCCAGCGCCTCCGGGAGCGGCTCGCTGCTTACGAACGCCCCACTTCATGCCTTTGATGCCATGGTGAGCGAGAACCTCGTCCTCGTCAATGAAGAACAGATTGTCTGTCATGTCGTAGTCCTACCGTTTGGCGCCCTTGATAGCGGCCGATCCGCCGCGGCTAGCAGCCTTCTTTAGACTCTTCTGAATTGCGTTCTGCAGGGTATTGGCTGCGGCCTCCTCGACCACCTTCTCTGCCTTGGCGCGGTAGCGCTCCATCCGAGTCTGGGTCAGCTGACGGTACTCCTTCTCCAGCCGGAGGCGGTTGTTGACCCGCCTGAGCTGATCGTCAGACATACCATCTATTTTGGCCTGCTTTTTGGAAGTCCACCTCTTCGCACCCTTGATGCGAGACTTGCGGATTCCCCAGCGCATCCCCTTGATGCCGTAGTGAGCGAGAACATCGTCGTGCTGAACGACTCTCTTAATCTTCCTCGCCCCCTTGACCGCTTTGGTGAATTCCTTGGCGTCACGACGAGCGCGGCGGCGAACGCCCCACTTCATGCCTTTGACGCCATAATGCATCAGCTCCGAATGACCCATTCGCTTGTTATGCCCCTTCTTGTAGTACCTACGAGCGGCTTCAGCGAGAGTTGCGTCGGTTGCGTAGGTCTTGCCTAGCTGGCCGGTGTCGAGTTCGTTGTAGTACTTCTCTCGACGCTCAGTAGCAGTGAGCTGACGGTTGCGCTGATTAGCGAGACGCCAGTTCCTGGCATCCTGTGCCTGCTTCTTACGCTTCTTGAGTACGGCCTCAATTGTAGCGATGTCGTGATCGCCATACTTAGCCTTGAGTTTGGCCTCGTACTTGGCGCGACGCTCGGCATTCCGCTGCTCACGGCTCTTCCGAGCGCCCTTACGCATCCCCTTGACCCCGTAGTGCATGAGTTGATCGCTCATGGAGTCTCCTTCTGGAGGTTAATACGCCAGGCGTACTCCTGAAGCTGCTTCTCAATCGCCGTTACGACGAAAGAGTTAGCAGGCGGATCAAATACGAGCCGCACTTGCAGGTACAGGTACGTCTTGACGGCCTCAACGTTCTTCGTGACGCCACTGAGGTACTGATCCCAGGTCTCTGTCTTTCCAGCGATCTTGAACGAGGGGAGACCGATCTCCTCCGCGAACATTAGCGCCGTGTTTGTGTGGAGAATGATCTCCTGATCGAAAGCCGTATAGTCCTCGGTGATGCCGAGAGCCTTCTTGATGTCATTCAATATCGAATCAGCCACGGTCACCTCCAGGGTATCGTGTCGTTCGGCGTTCTCTCGACTAGAGGCTTGGGTAACAGGCTCGCGTCGCCGAAGTGAATCGCGTTGTGTGTGTCGTGTCGCACGCAGACCAGGTATTCGGGGTCGAGGATGTCGGGATTGAACTCTCCCTCGAGGTCCTCGGGCCGAATCGGGTTCATGTGATGAACAAGAATCTTACCGTAGATGTCGTGACCCGGGACCCCGAGGTCGCATGCGTCGTCTCTGAGGATTACCTTCTGTCTTGCTTGACGCCATTCGGCCGAGTGGTAGAAGGACTGGTTCAGATGCCGTTCGAAACCGAAGGTCTGATCTCCTGGATCCTGGTTGAGACGTAGGTACTCGTACCGTTCCTCGAAGGATTCGATGCGAGAGAGTTCACTGAAGGTCCGAATCCGACTCAAGGCCCACACCTCCTCCGGCGTAGGACTTGAAAGCCTCGAGAACCTCCTTGTAGGCCTCCTCCCCTCGTGCTGAGGCCGCCAGAGCGTCGGCTTTGGCCTTGAGCATGTCGTTCTCGGCCTTGATTCGCTCCTGTTCCAACCGCTCTCGGCTCGTGGCGAGCTTGAGGTAGTGCGTGATGATGGAAGGGGGAGCCGTGCCGTCCAGTAGCATCTCCTCGGCTCGCTGGACTGCGAGCGAAATGAGTTGATTCTCCTGCTGCTCCGGAGTGGCGGCCCGTCCTCTGGGTGACTTCTTGGCCCTTGCCACGGAGTTCTCTCCTATTCCGGGTTCCTTTGCTGTTTCCGAATCCGGGTTTCAGGTAGGACAGGACGACTTGCGTACCCCTCGTTGGGTAGAAAGGAACGAACGCAAGAAGACCCCAACGACACAGGTCGTCCTGTCTTATCCGAAACCCGGATTCGGGATGCCCAAACCTACCTCCGGGGAAAATGCGAGG